GCATCTTCCCAAACTGCCCTGATACAGTGCGTATTAGTGTAGACAACATTTCTGACATAGAGTACACTAACGGCATGACAAAAGACAATACAGTACATTTTGAAAAATCCGCCCTTGCAACAGAAACTGACGAGGACGCAATGAATCGTATCCGCGAGCGTTTTGACATCTTGACAGAGATGACCAAAGCCACAGTCAGCGGCGACATCCGTGCAATGATTGTGAGCGGCCCTCCAGGCGTGGGCAAGAGTTACGGTGTTGAAACTGAGATTGAAAAGGCATGTTTGTTTGACAAACTTGCAGGCAAGCGCCTCCGTGCTGAGGTTGTTAAAGGTAGTGCCACTCCAATTGGCCTGTTCCAAACCCTGTACAAATACTCAGATGAGAATTGTGTCATTGTGTTTGACGACTGTGACAGCATTTTGCTAGACGACGTGGCTCTGAACTTGCTGAAAGGTGCCCTGGACTCCGGCAAGAAACGTGTTATCTCCTGGTTGAGTGAGAGCAGTGCCTTGCGCCGCGAAGGTATCCCAGATCGTTTCGAGTTCAAAGGTAGTGTAATCTTTATTACCAACTTGAAGTTTGACCAGATGAAGTCGCAAAAATTGCGGGATCACCTGGATGCATTGCAAAGCCGTTGTCACTATCTGGACTTGACCTTGGACTCACAGCGTGACAAATTGTTGCGTATCAAACAAATTGCCAAAGATGGCGTGTTGTTCCAGGACTATGAGTTTGAAGAGGCTGTGCAAGATGACATTATCGACTTCATGCTTGTGAACAAGGACCGACTGCGTGAATTGAGCCTGCGTATGGCGCTGAAGATTGCAGACCTGCGCAAGATGTCAGTGCTAAACTGGAAACGTTTAGCAGAGACAACTTGTATGAAGGTTGCCTAATATGGCAGGCAAAGCAAAATCGGTCTACCTGACAGTGACTCCCAAAGGGCAATTCCAGACTGTTTTTCGCAAGACATTTTTTGATGCCAAAGGATACAACGACTATGTCAAGAGTGAAGAATTCAAGACCAAATGGCCCAGTGATCAATTTGATGTTATAAAGGAAACCTACTGATGTACGAAATTTATGATGGCGACTTGTTGTTGTTTACTGTGGCAACTCGCGACGAAGCAGACGAACAAAAGCAAATGGGATTTCGAGTAGTACGTGTGGCAAGATAATTTTAGAAGTTTCCTGGGCATTGGTTGGCTCCGGCCTGGGTTTTATGGCAGGTACCCTTAAAAAGGTACCTGTCTTTTTGACTTTTCGTTGCAATAAGTATATACTACTATTATGCCTCAACATCTTGTGATTCGCCTGGGACAAGACAGCGATCTATTACTTCGATTTCAAATACGTGACACCCTAGTAGCAGAATTATGGGTTGAGCGTATGCAGGCCCGCGGCGATTACCCCTTGGATCACCCAGATAGATTTTATGGATTTGGCACTCCGGCACAAGAGCAGGCTCGTGCGGTAGAATATATTCAAAAATGTATTGCCACAATCAACGCACACGAACTTCTTGTGCATAGACCGTTTGAGTACACACAAGACTGTCTCAACTATTTGCACAACATATTTGAACAACATCACGGATTACTAGATCAACAAACTGGTGATTATTGGTTACGTGCTCCAGAATCGGTTAGGCGGGCTCTAGCAGAATTAAACTTGGCAGTACATAGATGTGAAAGTTCAATGACAGAAATCATGCCAAGATTAGTTTGCACATGGTTTGGCATGCCTAAAACATGCCAACTGGATCTGGCATTACAGGAACAGTACGGCGAAGATCAAATTCACTTTGGAACAGTGTATCTCAACTATTGTGAGATTGGAAAAACTACCGAGGACTTGGCCAACGATAACGATGAATACATCAGCGATGATGCGTTTAGACCTTTTGGTCATTACAGTGCTGATTTTAACATACAGTTTCGGGCGCAGGATTTAACTGAACGTTACGACAAAATACAAAAGTATATTGATCAGCATCGTGACTTTTTCCTTGCCCGCGGGATCACAAACGTGTATAATACACAAGCACGACCCGTAAGATTACCGGTTGCAGATTTGATTTACAATGGTGACCGAGCACAATTATTATCCCAGATTTCCACAAGGCAATGGGTACAACAAGTGACAATAGAATGAAACGATGCACCATACAAATCCGAGATGAAGTCAACATCCGACTAGAAGGACTAGATCTCGACGTTCGCAAGGCCTTGGTCACAGCGTTCAAATACGAAAATCCAGCCGCACGTTACATGCCAGCAGTGCGACTGGGACGCTGGGATGGCAAGGTGGCATACTTTCAACTGGGCGGCAGTACATACACAAACTTGTTGCCCGAGATTGTTCCCATACTTGAAAAGTTCAATTACGACATTGAGATAGATGATCAAAGAGAATACTCAACCTCGTTTGAGTTTGAACAGGTGCGTGAGGATTCGTTTGCACAGATCAAGTGGCCCAAAGGACACCCTGCCGCAGGCGAGCCTATCATCATGCGAGACTATCAAGTTGACATTGTGAACAACTTTCTGGCCAATCCACAGTGCCTGCAAGAAGTGGCCACAGGCGCAGGCAAGACTATTATGACAGCGGCATTATCAAATGCTGTCACACCATACGGACGTTCAATTGTGATTGTGCCCAACAAGAGTCTGGTAACACAAACAGAAAAAGACTACATCAACATGGAACAAGATGTTGGTGTGTATTTTGGCGACAGAAAAGAATATGGACGCCAACATACTATTTGTACTTGGCAAAGTCTAAACATACTGTTAAAGAACACCAAGGCAGGCACAGGTGAAGTAACCATCGACGAGTTTCTTGAAGGTGTGGTATGCGTTATTGTAGACGAAGTACACATGGCCAAAGCAGATGCACTCAAAACCTTGCTGACAGGTGTGATGGCTAGAGTGCCAATTCGCTGGGGTTTGACCGGAACTATACCCAAAGAGAAGTTTGAAAGCCAGGCATTGCTGGTGGGACTTGGACCTGTTATTGGTCGCTTGAGTGCCAACGAACTACAGCAACAAGGTGTGCTGGCCAACTGTCACGTGAACATTGTGCAGTTGGTGGATCATGTGGAGTACAAAGAATATCAAAGTGAACTTAAATACTTGCTTGAAGAGTCGGGCCGGTTGGACACCATGGCCGACCTCATACGCCGGGTAAACGAAACAGGCAACACACTGGTGCTTGTGGACCGCGTGGCCGCAGGCAATGCCTTGGTAGAGCGACTGGGAGACAAAGCAGTGTTTGTATCAGGCGCAACAAAAGGAACAAAAAGACAGGAAGAATATGATCAAATTGCAGACTCAACAGACAAAATCATTGTGGCCACTTACGGTGTGGCGGCAGTTGGAATTAACATTCCGCGAATCTTTAATCTGGTGCTCATCGAGCCTGGCAAGAGTTTTGTTAGGGTTATCCAGTCAATTGGTAGAGGTATCCGAAAAGCAGAGGACAAAGATCATGTGCAAATTTGGGACATCACTTCAACCTGCAAGTTTGCCAAGCGACACTTGACCAAACGCAAACAGTTCTACCGGGAAGCCAACTATCCTTTCTCTGTAGAAAAACTAGAATGGATGAAGATTGCTTGACTTTCTCCCACAAATCCTGTAACATACAACTATGAGAATACTAACACTAGACAACACCTATTACGATCTAAATCAACTGCCCGAAGAAGTGGATGACATGCGTTTTGCCATACTTGACAACTCAAATCCAGTAGAACCAGACTATCATTTTATTCCGCTGATCTTTTTAGAGTCGTTCAATGCACCTGCCTTGGTGTTGCGTATTGGAACACAAACAATCAAAATGCCCATGGACTGGCAGATCTTGATTGGTGAACCCGACGTTGGTGATCTTGAAGTGTTACCGTTGACTTCAATCAATGATAGAGGCTTCAAGGTATTCCAATTCAATCCCCTGAGCAGTTATAGACCTAGTTTCCCGGATATTGAAATACTTGATGTGTATCATGAAGTCAACTGGTACGCACCCAAACTCAAGAACGGCCAGATGTTGGCCGTGCCCTTGAACGATGATGCAGAACCTGACTGTGTGTACTTTGTGAAAGATGTCAGTCGCAACTGTGAAATTGTCAACTACAATCTGGCCTGGTAATGTCGCAACTCAAACCTGACACCAAGTACATATACGAACGTGCCAATGGTGTGGTTTATGCTCGGGAATTTGGCGCTGATCCGGGCGACAGAACAGTAGTAGGATATGATTATGATCCTATCACAGGACAAAAGATACCACATGACTGGGATTCAAGAACGTCAGATGGTAGACCCTTACGCGATCACATTTTGGAAGACCAACTGTGGGGACAAATACGCAGAGCCGCTAAAACCAATCCCACTTTACAAGATGCATTGGATCATGCTATAATGATCTATCGACTGACCAAAACTGATGAGTGATAAACTAAACATTGCCAACGAGATGCGTATGTTTGACCGCAAGGTCAGAACATTCTACGATGACTTGACTCCAGAAGAGCGCAAGAAGTTTTCAAACTATCTCATGATACGTTGGGGAAGTTCAGTAGAAGGTTCGAGAGAACTGCAAGAGTTCTATGTTATCAGTTGCAATGAGCGCCTGAACAAACACTTCTTTGATGTGAGTCGACATCCTAAACTACACTGGCTCATGGCCACAACGGTAAGTCCAGGTATGGGCACACCAAGACATCCTTGGATAGCGCCCAAGAAAAAAGAAGCAGGACTCAGTGCCAAACGCAAAGCATTGATGGCCATGTATCCCACCTATAAAGATGACGAAATAGATGTCATGGCACAGATAACAACCCAAAAAGAAATAGACGCATACAACCGAGCCGCGGGCAACGACAAGAAATGACATTCACGTGTGAGTATTGCAAGAAAACATTCATGAAAGAATCAAGCCTGTTGGTGCATTCTTGTGAACCCAAGCGCAGAAGACTGGCTCGAGATGAAGCAGGTGTACGCATGGGATTCCAGGCCTACATCCGGTTCTATGAAACCATGCAAGGCTCGGCCCGGAACAAAACACATGATGATTTTTGTGACAGTCCATACTACAAGGCATTTGTCAAGTTTGGAAACTATTGTGTAAACACCCATGTGATTGCACCCGCACGTTTCATGACCTGGTTGTTGAAAGCACAAAAGAAAATTGATCACTGGTGCAGTGACAAAATCTACACAGAGTACCTAATAGAATACCTGCGTGTGGAAGCAGTGGACGATGCCTTGGCTCGTGCAATAGAACACAGCATACGTTGGGCAGAGGAAACAGGCAATCCCCCGCATGACTGGATGCGTTATGGCAACACCAATAGTCTATGTTATGCTGTCACAGCCGGACGTGTAAGTCCCTGGGTGATTTACAATTCGGAATCGGGACAAAAGTTTCTAAGTGAACTCAGCACAGAACAGGTGGCCATGGTATGGCCCTATATTGATAGTGACGCTTGGCAAAAGAAGTTTGTAAACTACCCAGCAGATCAAGAGTATGTGAAAGATATACTGAACAAGGCAGGATGGTAATGAGCGCAGATATTGACATCGACTTTGCCGACAGAGAAACTGTGTTGCGACTGATTCAGCATGTGCCCGCACGACAAAGCAATGGACGAAAGCACAACTCTGGTATCTATGTTACAGACATTCCTCGGGATCCTGTCAATCAGTGTGCCGCAATAGATTATGAAGAAGCAGAACAACGTGGATACTTTAAACTAGACTTCTTGAATATGAGTGTGTATCAATTGGTCCAGGATCCTGCACACTATGAAGCAATGCTCACAGCCACGCCACCTTGGGAACGACTGTGGACAGATCATGCTTGGGCCAGCCAACTGGCACACGTGGGAAATTATACAGATTTGCTACGGGTGATGAAGCCAGATTCGATACCCAGGATGGCTGCCTTTATATCTGTTATTCGTCCGGGCAAGGCACACTTACAAACTCGACCCTGGGACGAGGTATTTGCGTCAGTATGGGATGGGGACGAATCTCGAGGCTATACATTTAAAAAAAGCCATGCAGTTTCCTACGCGGCCTTGGTAGCCTTACATATGAATTTGCTGAACTCTGGGTAATACAATTTCTTTTGCAAAACGCTGATGCATTTCATCACGTGGATGTGCATCACCATTTGATTGATCGTCCCAAGAAAATTCACCTATGGTGTCTTGATCATCGTTTATAAAAATCCAATTACTAAAATCAAAGTTTTTAAATATTGGTTGATCTTTGCACAACCAACCAAGGTTGTATTCGCCTACTGATATATCTGTATATTCTTTAGAAGTATCCCAGTAATTTATAAAACTAGTGAATAGAAATTTGTAGCCGCGTTGTTTGAGATATGATTCTAACATAATAAAATATCTCAAACTTTGCATACCAAGATCTACAGGATCAGTAATTTTGTAAAGATGTTCAAATACATTTCGACTGATATTGTAATTCTTCCAACTGCCCGCCATACCACCGCTGTTGATCCAATAACTATTGCCATTGGTTTTGCAACACGAGTATTCACCAAACTTGATATGTTGGTACCAATCCTTGCTCATTGGTACGTCAATTCGTGTTGGCCCGGACCACATGACAATAATCAAAGTATCTTGAGGATCAGGATGATTGGCTTCAAGATAGTCAATAGTGCTGTGACAAATATAGTCATTACCCGCGCCCGAACTGGCCAAGTTAACGTGATTTTCCACACTCAATTCCTGTGCTAGATATGTTGCCCAGGTTTTTGTTACAGCACTGGGATGATCTACATATTCAGTAAATGAACAACCATTTGCAACAAAGTTTTTGATCATTGAAACTTCCTTATGGCCGGTAATAAAATTTCAGTAGCAAAACGCTGATGAGCATCAGGACTGGGATGAGCATCGTCTCTGTTGCGTATGTCGTCTAGTGCAAACTCTCCAAAACAATCTCGATTGTCGTTGGTAAAAACCCAATTAGAGAAATCAAAGTTTTTGTACAGCGACAGATTCTTGCAATGGTATCCAATGTTGGGATCAACTTCGGTAGTTGCACAATATTCTTGTTCCTCACTCCAGTAGTTTGCGTAACTGGTAAAAAGATATGAGTATCCTTGGGCTCGAAGATAGTTTTCAAGTAGTATAAAATTTTGCATACTGTCCACGCACAAACTTTGGTTATCATTTGTTTTGCACAAATTTTCAAGTATAGGCACATTGCCTGAACTTCCAGTATGGATCCAATTGGATACACCGTCAGACTGTCCAAATTTGAATGTAGTTTTAATATGGTTATACCATTCAGAGGAAACTGATACATCAATCCTTGAAGTTCCAGACCACATGACTATGACCAATGTTTTTTTGGGATCGTGACTGTGAGATTCAAGATAGTTTAAAGTACGCCGGCAGACATAGTTGTTGCCAGCACCACTATTAGCCAGGTTAGTTACGCCGGATATGTTTAGGTACTTGGCCCAAGTTTCTCCCTGGGTTTCTTGAGTAAATGAGCATCCACTTACCACAAGTTGATCGATCAATCCATTCTCCGCACAAGAGTAATCGACTTACGTTTGCTTTTTTTGCGAACTATGTCCAACAAACTGCAAGTTGGCCCGTGTAGGATTTCAAGATCTTTGTTGACAAAAGTTCGCAAAGTATATCTAAACTGATTCCAGTCTCGGCGTAAAAAGATGTTTATGGGGATTGATCGATTGCTTTCCCACCACCAGGTACTGGCCAATTCCAGGAATAATACCTTGGATTCTTGGTCCAAGATACTGCCAAAGTCGTAGATAGTTGTGACAATATCGTCCCTGTTCTGCACCACACCCACATATTCTGCATTGGCATAAATGCACAATGTTATGAAGGGATATTTTTCTGTCAATTTTTCAAAGATATTGTTACCCATAAATACTTGCTGAGGATCCTATGTATTCAACCACCGTTTACTTATACCAACAAATCGTCCGGGTACTTTTGATAGACACCAGTGGCGGATACTTTACAGCGAGGTACGACCCAGTGTATGCAAAACAACTAACAATCAACAAGGGAGTGGACAATGTTCTGCTCTTTGAATTTATCAACCAAGATCAAAAGCCCGTGAATATTGCAGGCTCAAGTTTTGTTTTCCGTGTGGTAAATCAAACAGGAGATGAACTCTTGGTTACCAAGCCCATGGACATCCTGAGTTCCGCGCTGGGCAGAGTCAAAGTGGTTCTTGACACCACAGACACCATCAACATTCAAGCACAGCCTGCCAGTTACAGCATACAACGCACAGCCGGCAACTATGTGCAGGCCGCCTACACAGACGCCAATAGTCAAGCACGAGCAGACTGCAACATTGTGGACTCTGTGCTGCCGCAACACATACCAGCCGCAGAATGCACTGTGCCCGACATGTACGGCAAAAACAACTACTTTGGTGTGGGTCCAACACAATGGCCCGACTGGGCACTAACGCCACAGCCAATCAATGCCATCCAATCAACTGAATTCTACAGTAGTTTCATGCCTACAAACGGCGCAAGCCTGACCACGGTCAAGTATGACTTGGTGGGCTACACAGGCACAGTCAAAATACAAGCTGCTCAAAACTATGAATCAGTTTGGTACAATGTCACAGAGTCAAGACAATATCTATGTGACACTGTGAGTGATTACATCAACGTGGTCGGATTCCATCCACTGTTGCGCTTGGCATTTAACAACTCGATTGGCTATGGTGCCGCAGGTACTGTACAAGTCACAAATAATGTGGTAACTTCGGTCAGTATAACCAATGCCGGCGTGTACTATGTGGCACCGCCTTTGGTTGAAATCCTAGGTGATGGTTCGGGTGCAACTGCCACCTGTACAATTGATCCCAACGGTGGTGTTGCCGGAGTAACCGTCACCAATGGCGGATCAGGTTATTTGCCGGTCCAGTTCCAAAGCAATGTAAGTGCCACAGCATTGTTCACAAACGGACGAGTACAAAACGTTCAATATCGTTGATCTAGTGTAACTAATCTGTTATAATCAACAGATGTTAGACGTACTTGCTTATCTACCTGCAAAAAGAAAACCCAGTCCACAGGGCTGGCTGAGTTTCAATGCGGTATGTTGCACCCATAATAGCAACTCACAAGACAAACGTGGACGTGGTGGTATCAAAGCGACTGAATCGGGTTGGAGTTATCATTGCTTCAATTGCTCATACACAGCCAGTTTTATTCTAGGCCGTACTGTTAGTTTCAAAGCCCGACGATTACTAGGCTGGATGGGTGTGCCTGACAACGAGATTGAAATGCTCAATCTCGAAAGTTTGCGTCATCGTAGCATACACGGCATACTAGAAGATCGACAACGAACATTCAATGCACTCAGTGCCATTGAGTTTGAAGAAGCAGATGACTTTCCCCCGTTCTCGGAAGTGGTCACACCCGAGCATCCGCTATACTGGGATTACATTCGCCGGCGTGGCGTTCCAGAAGACTTTCCTATAATGACATCAATCAAGACAGATGGTGTTCATTGGACTAGACCGTTTGTGTTAGTACCGTTCACTTATGACAACAAAGTTATTGGTTGGACTGCTAGATTCTTGGATGACAAACAGCCCCGGTACATCAATCACTCACAGCCAGGCTATGTGTTTGGTACAGATTTACAACATGATGATTGGCAACATGTGCTGGTGATGGAAGGCATATTTGATGCACTTTCAATTGGTGGATTGGCAGTGATGCACAACACCATTAGTGATGCACAAGCAAGGCTAATTCGCAGTCTTGGTCGTGAAGTTACTGTGGTACCGGATCAGGATGTTGCAGGTGTAGAACTAATTGACCGTGCTGTAGAACTGGGTTGGGCAGTGAGCATACCCGAGTGGCCAGAAGGTTGTAAAGATGTCAATGACGCTGTGATAAAATTAGGACGATTAGGGGCCTTGCTAACTATTATGGCCTCAAGAGAAACTAGTAAGATTAAAATAGAAATAAGGAAAAAGAAACTTGTTAAAAGATTACTCGCTTGATGTTCAGAGATTGTTCTTAGAAATGATGCTGGAGGACGCCACAAGTTATGTGCGTGTTCAAAACATCTACAACCCGCAGAACTTTGACCGGAGTTTGAGGCCAGCGGCTGAGTTCATTAAAGAACATACAGACAAACACAAGACCATGCCTGACAGGTCACAGATCTCTGCAACCACAGGCGTTAAACTTGCACCCGTGCCGGATTTGAACGAAGGGCACTTTGACTGGTTCATGGGTGAGTTTGAAGCATTTACTCGACGCCAAGAACTTGAACGTGCAATTTTGAAATCAGCAGACTTGCTGGAGAAAGGCGAATTTGAACCCGTTGAAAAACTCATCAAAGATGCAGTACAGATATCACTTACTAAAGACATGGGCACGGATTACTTTGCTGATCCTAAGGCTCGCATTGAGAAATACTTCAACTCGGGCGGGCAAGTAAGCACAGGATGGCCGCAATTGGATAGATTGTTGTATGGCGGATTCAGTCGAGGCGAACTCAACATCTTTGCCGGTGGATCAGGATCAGGCAAGAGTCTGGTCATGATGAACATTGCACTCAACTGGTTGCAACAAGGACTCTCAGGAGTTTACATTACACTAGAACTTTCAGAAGAACTAACAAGTTTGCGAACAGATGCCATGTTGACTAACATGAGTACCAAAGACATTCGCAAAGATATTGATACAACAGAACTCAAAGTTAAACTTGTGGCCAAAAAGAGCGGCAACTATCAAGTCAAAGGATTGCCAGCCCAGAGCAACATCAATGATATCCGTGCGTATTTGAAAGAGTATCAAATTCAAACAGGCAAGAAAGTTGACTTTGTGATGATTGACTATTTGGACTTGCTGATGCCTGTGAGTGCCAAAGTCTCGCCCAATGACTTGTTTGTTAAAGACAAGTATGTGAGTGAAGAACTCCGTAACTTGGCCAAAGAGTTGGCAGTGCTAATGGTCACTGCTTCGCAGTTGAACAGAAGTGCAGTAGAAGAAATTGAATTTGATCACTCACACATTTCAGGTGGTATATCTAAAATTAACACAGCAGACAACGTGTTTGGTATCTTTACAAGTCGTGCCATGAAAGAGCGTGGCAAGTATCAAATACAATGTATGAAGTCGCGTAGTTCAACAGGTGTGGGACAAAAGATTGATCTGGAATACAACATTGAAACTATGAGGATCACAGACGAGGGTGGAGACGAAGGAACAGGCTATAACAAGCCACAAAGCAATATCATGGATTCGATCAAGGCTCGCAGTCAAGTCAAGCCTGCGGAAGGTGACGCCAGTGCACCACCTTGGGAGCGAGCCCGGCCTCGGGAAGACTTTGATCTAGAAACTCCCAAAGTCACAGCAGATGTGCAAAGTGCTAAACTAAAACAACTGCTGGGTCAGATCAAATCAACATAATGGCAAATGAATTTTGTAGATTTTTAAGCAACGGATTGTCTTTAGACGTAAATCAATCAATCGTTGGTGCAAAACCTTGTTGTTGGTTTAAATCATCTGTGCCATTTGCAAGCATGAGTAGTCTTGATCACTTGCACTTAGTGAATGATTGGACTCCAGACTGCCGTGTATGTAAGCAACAAGAAGACAGCGGAATACAAAGTTTCAGACAGGCAAGTTTTGATATTGTGCAAGATATAGACCACGGTGTTCCGGTTGCATTAGACATCAACTTAGACTTTGAATGTAATGCGGCATGTATTATGTGTGGCCCAGAATTGAGTACATTATGGTCGAAAGAATTAAAAAAAATTAATATTGCTCACACACCTACAAAATCTATTAGATTAGAACAAATATCTGAATTACTAAATCATTTAGATCTTTCACAGATCGGGAGAATTAAATTTTTTGGTGGAGAGCCGCTGTTCAATGACATTCATTTGGAAATATTAAAAAAATTGCCAAATCCAGGTAATATAGATGTATGGTACACTACCAACGCCAGCATTTATCCTAAACAACAAGTTTTAGATACATGGGCAAAATTTAAACTTGTGTATTTTGAAGCATCAGTTGACGGTACGGATGAACAATTTGATTATATACGATGGCCATTGAAGTGGGATAAAGTACAAGATAATTTACTGCGTCTCAGAGAAGAAGCACCATCGAATGTGCTTTTTAGGATCAATCATACTGTCAATCCATTTAATGCATTGTACTACAGCAGGTTATTGGAGTGGGTCAACACAAAATTTGCCACCAATAGATTTACAGACCCAACAGAAATCAATATTCACCCTTGCTGGGGAACCTGGGCACTAACAAAAACCCCAATTGAGTTGAGAGAGAAAGTATATCAAATGTATCCAGATTCTGACATCAGCAATTTATTAAAAAACACACAGATTGATAATGACTATACTGCAATGTCAAGTTTTGTGATACAATGGGACAGTAGAAGAAAAAACAGTTGGAAACTGGCATTTCCTGAGTTGACTGAATATTTTAAAATAGGTCAGTAAACTTGGGTACAAAATTTCGACAGTTGATATTTTTTAAATTATCTTGTCTTTCTAAATCAGCAATTGCTTTTTGAAACAGAACGTCATCTGAGTGATTGTGTTCTCTAAAAAATTTTGCAATCGCAGGATCACTTTTGACAGACTTGGGTATAGAGTTAATATTGTAGTGTGCAGGAAAGGTCACCAGATTGTGATAGAATTGTAAATCTTGACTGTTAAACCAATCTACGGTTTCTTGGTAGTACATGATATTTACATTGCTTAATGTATAACTTACACTCAGATGTTTTGAAATTGTTTTAAATTTTTCTATATTTTCTAAGAGTACATTCCATTTTAGCGGAAATCTCATATATTCAAATCTTGCACCCACTCCATCAATACTCAAACAAATATTAATATTTTTGAATTTGCTTAATATTTCAAATTGAGTTGAGGTTAGTTCACAAGAACCATTGGTCACAATAGATATAAAGCACTCAGTATTTTTTAGTTGAATTAACTGGGTTAAAATTTCAAAGTTTAATTTTTCTAATAAAGGCTCGCCACCTATAAAAGACAGTTGTTTGATGTCCTTCCAGTTGATTTTTTCAATCTCACTCTGAGAAATTTTATTGTAATTAATTTTTTTATTCTCAAGTGACGCCCAGGCAGAACTATCGGCACTTCCGCAAGTGACACAAGTACCATTACAAAGATTGCTGGTAGATAACTTTATAATTTGTGAAGAATACAACCCATCCACAGCGTCTTGTTCAATTTTTTCTAGGTCGCGGTCAAGATAAAAATCAAACGCACTATTATGTAATTGTCGTTCACTGTTTAGGCCCTGATCTTCCAACTTCCAACAAGTACTACAAGAACTAGATCGTTGGCGGGTAAGAATAGACTGTCGAACATCGTCGATGTTCGTTTTTTTGGGTAATCGACAACAGTAGATATTTTCGGTTTTGTTGTGCGCGATCTCTACACTGTAAAAAGGTAAAACACAAAAATAGTCATTCATAAAAATGTTTTAAGAAGTAACACCCTTGATGACAACAAAGTTTAGCACAATAGCTTCTGACAGCGAGCCAGATGAAAAGTTAGTTATACTGATTCTACAACTGCCTGAGGCGATTGCATCCACGTGAGTGTTGTATGCGCCGGCTGTGGCACCTGAACTGATGGCAGTAACAACCACATCAGTGGCAGCAATAGTACTATTAGTAAACGTAAAGCTGACCTCTGCGGCCGCTGCCAATGACGCATTGTTCATGGTAATCTGACCAGACACCTTGTTTAGTGTAACACCGGTGCTTTTGTTTGTGGCCTGTGTAACTGTACCGCCGGCACCTGTGCCATAACCTATGCCAGCAGTGGCGCTGGTAGACTTGATAGATCCACCCACATTTAGGTTGCCGGCAACACCAACTCCGCCGGCCACAATCAATGCACCGGATGTGGTGCTGGTACTGGCAGTGGTAGCGGCCACATTAACTGTGTTTGTGTAATAGTTAAGTGGGCGATTCAAATCATATATGGTAATAGTGGTTCCACCATCTGAGGTGCTAAACGCAAACTGATAGGTACCAGTTTCAGCAAATGTAATAACACCTGCAGAATATCCTTGAATACCTGTAGTGCCCAGCGTAACTGCCGCAGGCAAAGTCAGTGTGTGTGCGGTACTAGTTACATTTATAGCAATTTGTACAATGCCTGCGCTTCCACTCACAGGAAAGTTACTGAAACTCAAACTAATTGAACCAGTGGTTGAAATGTATTGATATTGTCCGGCTGAGTAATCAATGGGGATAGCACCTGCTGTGGCAGTTTGTGGTACATAGGTGTAACTGACGTCTTGTAATTTAACGGCGTATATTAAGTTATCCGCCATGTTGTTGTCAAGTGTAGTGCCTGTTAATGCGGCTTTGAATACACCTTTGTTTTCCAAGTCAGTGATCTCTGTTGCGGCTGTTTGAAAATTGGTTTTGATGTTGGTAAAATTATCTCTAAAACCCTGTGTGTTATTGGGCTGACCTGCAACGGGGTATTGGCCGTCTATGTTATTGGGGTTAATTTGACTTGTCATGGGGATTCCTGTATAATAGATATTTATTAGAATCTAAAAAGCACTAAATAATCCAAAGGCCCAGATCGAATGCTTAAAAAGACCCGAAGTTTGCTAGAAGAATTAGATTCAATGTATGTGGAGCGGGATCGCCGCCTGATCATTGAAACTAGGGCTGACAGCGTGATTGCCAGCGCCATACGCTTGATTGAACAAATCGAGTCAGAGTTTGGTGCAGAGCAAGCAGACAACCTCACCAGAAAATTGCTCAATGCCATACGCACCAAAGATGCTGGCAAATTTTCGCGATCTGTCAGGAGAACCCATGCAGATTCATGAAATAACACGTCGTAAATTATCCGAAGCAGGATTCGGAGCCGGACTAGCCACCGGACTGACTTCGGCTCTGAGCAAGGTTGGTGTTGCGGCACCTGACGCTAGTGCATATCAACAATCATCAGGTGCCGGCGATGAGTTGTCTGCATTCAAGGCCAATGCCGCTCTGGTTTCTACCATGATGGGTACCATGTCCAAGGCCTGGGCACAAACTGTGGCCAAGTACATGGCACAAAGCAAAGACTCCACAACAGGCGCTCCGGTTACTGATATAAAATTACTAGATGAACCAACCAAGCATGCTCTCAAACAAGAGTTATACAAAATGGTCAATGGAGCCATTTATCCACGTGGCGATTATGATTACAACAAACTGGGAGATAATTCTGTAGATTCAGATTCAATAGAACAAGCAGACATTATCAAAACAGCCATTACCGCAAACTTAATAAAAATTTGGGATCAAACTTCAAAAGGAGTCAAGGGCGAGGCATTGACTCCTTTGTGGCAAGGTGTTGTAAGGGACGGCATTGCACCTGCACAAAATTTCTTGACATTTACATCTCGAGGTAATGCCGAAATTCGACAAAATCCCAGTAGTGGTAAATTAGAAATCAAACTGCCAGGCAAGCCCAGTTGGGAACAATTCAATTACGAAGACCCGAACCATATAAAAGTTGGCAAAGAAAACGGTTGGATTAAATGAACATGAATCTATTAGAAGGCGGCAATGTATTCAAAGACGCTGAGGGTAAGCCAGTTACCCGTCGCATCCAAAAATCAGAAATCCCAGGCACAGTCCAATGGTTAGAAAAAGTTACAGGACTTGATTTGTCACAAGATCGTGATGATGCAGGTGTTCCAGTCAAATGGTTGGGATCAACAGGCAAGAAATCTGATTCAGGAGATTTAGATCTTGCCGTGGATTCAAACACAACAACCAAGGCCGAACTCAAAGGTCTATTAGATGCCTGGGCCAAACGCAACAACCAAGACCCTAAAGAGTGGACACGACTCACAGGCGAAGCAGTGCATTTCAAAACACCCATACAAGGTGATCCCAAGCGTGGCTATGTGCAAACAGATTTTATGTTCATGCCCAACATGGAATGGGGTACATTTTGGCTGGGCGGAGGAACAGGCTCGGCATACAAAGGCATGTATCGCAATATCTTGATGAGCAGTATTGCCAAAGCACTGGGGCTCAAAGCATCAGCCAAAGGTATCATTAGTCGACAAACTGATGGGGTGATTACCCTAGATCCAGATCAAGCCGCTGGCATACTGTTAAGCCCAAATCTAAAAAATCGTGCAAATCTAAAAACAGTGGAAAGCATTTACAAAGCCTTGGCCATGGATCCTGACCGTGATGCCAAACTAGCAGACTTTCGTGATTATCTTGCACGTGAAGGGGTAAAAGAACCTGAAATGGGTGTGGCAGAAAGTGATGTGAACTTTCTAGCACGACTACGTGACCGTATTGTGAACCGTGGCTACGTTGCTCTGGTGGAGGCCGAACAAGCTGGCGTGGGCGGCAGAGCCAAAGGCATTGAACATCTTGAAGATCTAGTGTTCCGTCGTGGCACACAAGGCATCCGAGATGCACTTGAAATTGTCAGCCATGCTACTCAGCAACCCAAGACAGTCACAGCCAAGTGGGACGGCAAGCCTGCGGTGATATTTGGTCGTAAACCTGCCACAGGCGAGTTTGTGTTAACAGATGGCTCGGGCTTTGAAGCCAAAGGCTATGATGGTCTTGCCACAAGTCCTCAAATGATGACCGATATACAAAGTCGCCGCTCAGGTGACAGAACTGAACTGATTCAAATCTATACCACATTGTTTCCCATACTAGAAGCCGCACTGCCCCCAAACTTCCGTGGCTATGTCAAAGGCGATTTGTTGTACATGTCAACACCTCCTGTGGAAGCAGGCAACTATGTGTTTCGACCCAACACAGTGGAATACCGAATTCCAGTCAAGAGCACACTGGGACAACGCATTGGTAACTCCAACATTGGCATTGCCATTCACTCAATGTATGCAGATGCAGGTGATGCACGTCAACCACTCAGTGGAGTAAAGTTTAACGAAGTGCCAGGCTTGATGCTAGAGCGGCCAGCAAGTCCTCGAGCACTGGAAACTGAAACCAAGGCCGAAAAGCAACTCAAGGCGTTGATCAAGACCAGCGGAGGAGACATTGACACATTGTTCAATCCTACAGAACTACGAGCACACAAGATCACAGACCTAGCAAAACTGTGTGTGGACTTTATCAATACCAAAGTTGGCAGCCCACTCAACGGTGCCACACTATTGCCTGAGTTTGGTGAGTGGTTGCAGACAAAAGTAACACCACAAAAGTTCCGTAACATTGTGGAATACTTGAATAGTCCTACATCTAACACCCCTGCCCTGGCAGCCGCATTTAACGCATTTAACTTGTTACACGATGTCAAAATGCACCTGCTACGCCAAGCAGATACAGAGCACCCAGGGCAAGAAGGCTGGGTCATGGCCACTCCTGTGGGCTATGCAAAAGCCGTAAATAGATTTGATCCCAATGCATTTGCGGCACAAAATCGTCAGCGAAACAATCCGCAACAGGCGTGATTTTTCCAAATTGACTAAATAAAAGCAGGTCCATAGAGACCACTAACTTAAAGGAAATTCGAAATGGCAACATTCACAAGAGTAAATGGTACTACCCAACCAGTCTTTGCACTGGACGTAGCAAACGGTTCTATTGCTGGTACAGCAAACGTCGCGGCCCAAGGCCCAGTGATGTTGTCTGGACCAAAACTGCAATTCTTCTCATTGACAGCAAACGCCGCACTTACCAATGCTGGTAACGTCAACGGTT